AGGCTCAGTAAACAAATATAATACTCCTGTAGCTCGTTTAAGATTACAAGATAATGATCCTTCAAGTTCTTTAACTTTAGGTTCATCTCCTTTAACAGCATTTACTTCTTCAACATATGCTTTTATAGATACAGGCTCTTCTCTTTCTGGGGATTTAGGAACTTTTGTTGAAACCTCAAATGAGAATGTAGGTGTTGGTAAAGGCTTTCCTAATACTACTGGTATATTTACAAATGTTACTGAATACGATTACACAGGAGATATCCAATTCTCACTATACAATCTATCATCAAGTGCTGCGGATGCTACTGTTGAAATTATTGAAGTTGGAAATGGAGTTATAGCTTCTAACACTGAAACTCTTCTTCCAACTACTACAACTTATTTTAGAGGGGGTGATTTTAATAATTTTACTTTTAAATCTAAAACATCGTATTTTGTTCAACTTTCCTCTAACGCTACCCCAACCGTAAGACGATTCCAATTAGGATTTGAAGAACAAGGTCTTCCTGCAAATGTAGCAGGTGAATATTACGGGTATAATTTAGATACACCTGAAGGTCCTTACTTAAATGCTGATTTTAGTGAAAAACAATTTTACAATGGGGAATACAGTGGTTCTCAAATCACGGTAACAACCCAATCTTTAAACCCTGGATGTAGAGTTTATTTAGATGCAATCCCAGAATCATTTAACTACTCAGCTTCTATATTTGATCCTACTAATGGGGGGTATATAATTAATTCTACTTTATTTAATAATCCTTCTATAACACACATGCCCAGTGGAAGTGGTAGGATTTATTTCTTATTAGATTCTGATCGTAAGGTAGAAAAAATTAGAATTTCTAAATTAGATGCTAATGGTTTAAATAGGACTTATTTATTACAACAATTATCTTCACTTTCTACTATCTCAGAACTTGGTAGTTTTTCTTTTGATATATCAGGTACTCCAGTAGATTTAGGAGATGATTATTTGATTTCATTATCAAATTCCCTCTCAAGACCTACAATTACTAAAAATAACATTTTAGATATAGAATTTGCAGTATCTGGAGGAACCCAAGACCCCTCAGAATACCAAATGGTTGAACTGTTACAACCTGGAGGTTCCCCACCTTCCTCTTCAATTTCAGGGGACGGGTTCTTTACAGAGTTTTTTGTTTCTTCTTCATCAAGGTTTGGTATAAATAGATTAGCAGGTACAGCCTTCCCTATTGTTGATGTTAATGGGGCTTATCAAAATAAACCTAGTTTAAATGGTTTACATTTAGATGTACCTTCTTATAATGCTGATAATTATACTATTGCACCTTGGTATAGAGGTAATAATATAGCAGATGGGGGTAATATAATTTTACAAGGATTTAATGATAATATATTCCCTATTGGGGGTCCTCTAGAAATAACATCCGGAACAATAACCGGAAATGTACAATCTACTAATAATGATTCACAAGTACCTTACTATTTTGTAATTTATAAACCTAGTGGTATAGGTAGCGAATCTACTATTTTAGCCAGATCAGAAACACTTACATCAGGTGATGCTAATATTAATACAACTTTTTCACCATTTGCAGAAAGTACAGAACCCCAACAACCCAACATATTAAATTATACTAGTGGTTCCGGAGGTACTGTATATGCTTTAGGATTGGTAACAGAATCTTATATCCAGGGACAAACAGACCCAGGTCAATCTTCATATCTTTTATTCCAAAATATAAACATTTCATTTGGTCAAACAACTGATGGGGCTAATAGAGGAACAATAGAAACTCTTTTAGAAACATCATCACCTAGTGGTTTTACTAATTCTGATTGTGATGTACTTCAAGGCAATGCTAGTGATGATAGAACTAGTGGTTTTTATATGGATGTTGATTATTCATCAAATGCTGCTATTTCTATAAATAGTGCTACTATATTAAATAATACAGCATTAAAAGCTGATGTTCAGGATTCAAATTATACTTTAACTCGCCATATTAATCCTAGATATAATGGTTCTAGATCAACATCTCAAAAAATAAACGAGTGGACTTTAGGTGATTCTAACACCTACGGTAAGACAGCAGTAGCTGATCAGAAAAAAACTTATTATGCTTATTTTGATTTTATAAATGGATTAGCTCCTGAATTAAAAGATAAAAGTATTGCTCACATTCAATTTTTAGTAGATGAAAGAGGAAATAATATCCCACCTGATTCTAGTTCACTAGCCTTAACACAAGGTACTTTCCAAACAGATGAGTATGTATTTGTTAACTTAAATGATCCTACTCGTTTTGAAGTACCAATGAACCAATTAAATGGTAAAAAACGTGTTGTAAGAGGAGGTTATAGAGTTGATGCTTTATTATATACTGATAGTGGAAGCATTTATACAGATACTATTAACTTTGATACTGGATCATTTTCAGTTACTAACTACGAATTTAGTGCTACACGAACTAGTGGATTCTTAGTAAATAGTGGTACAAATACAATTTACAATTGGAATTCAACAACAAAATCTAACCCCCAATGGGACTTAGGTACTGATGTGTTTACATTCTCTTCAAATAGTGATAACCAAGTTAGCTTTAAAACTAAAGTTTATTTAGCAGGGGGAACCGGAGGTTCGTTTGAAGTATTTTTAAAGAAAAACTATGTATCGGGCGACCCAGCTTCCAGTGGAGTTACATTAGATTCAACTGGTGTACTTACACGTGGAAGTTTTGGAGAAACCTTTATTTTAGAAAGTGGATTCCTTAATTTTAATGATGGGGATACTGTTACTGTAGTAATTAAAAATATTAATTATTCCCAAATATCGGTTGGTAATACGGGTACAGACTTTTTCCAATCTACAAACTTTATAAACCCTACAGGTATTACATCTGGTCCTTTCTGGGAAGGTACAGGTTCAACAAGTGTGTGGATTACAGGATCTACAGGTTTAAGTTCATTATACGGTTCAAAACAATTAGATGTTATCCCTTATGATGGGACTACTAGCCAACCAGAATTTGATCCTATTATTCAAAACTTTACGGTTCAAGTTGGAGATGAAATTAGATTTAAAGGAGCTGAATCATATTCTAGAATGATAATTGATGTTATAGAGCCTAATGTAGATTCTGAAGGATTACTTAAAATTAAACTTAATGAATCACTCCCAGTAAGCGGCTCAGCAATATCAGGATCAGGATACCAAACCTTATTAGATCATTTCCTACTAAGAAGATATGTAGATGATGCCTCATATGTAATTTTAGATACTAAAAAACCATTAGGCTCAACTTCACCCGGTACTATGAGACCTGAATTTATAACTTCTCAACTTGATAATACTTTCCCGGATTCTTCTCAAGATATCATTAAAAGTATAACTTAACTTGGAAAATAAAATATAACTTAACATATTTATTAAACGACAATATTTATAATAAAACTTAACCCATGGGATATTTAAATAATTCGGTAGTAACAGTTGATGCTATCTTAACAAAAAAAGGTAGAGAATTACTCGCTAAAGGAGATGGTTCATTTAGAATCACCCAATTTGCTTTAGGTGATGATGAAATCGACTACACATTATACAACCCAACCCACCCTTCAGGATCTGCTTTTTATGGTCAAGCAATTGAAAACATGCCTTTACTAGAGGCATTCCCCGATGAGCAGCAAATTATGAAGTATAAATTGGTTACTTTACCACGTGGTACTGCTAAAATGCCTATTCTAGATTTAGGTTATTCAGCAATTACTTTAAAACAAGGTGCTTCATTAGCAATTACCCCACAAACCTTAAATTATTTGGGTGACGGACAATTATTTGAAACATCTGGGTATTCGGCAACAATTGGAGATATTAGAACAATGTCTACATTTACAGCTACAGGTGTTGATACCCCATCAGCTCAATCAGCTAATCAAACTGTAACAACTGGTACAAATGTATCTAAAACTGTTGTTGGTACTACAATTAACCTAAAAGCTACTACAGTAAATACACTGTTTGGTTCTAATAATGCTCTATATACTACCATTACTGTAACTGGTAGAGATTCAGGTGCAAGATTAACCATTCCAGTAACTATTACTAAGACAGTTTAAAAAAACTTATAACAAATGGCATCATTTAAAAGACTAGAAGCAGACGATTTTGTAATTTCCTCAGATTCAATTTCTGCTACTTTGTGGAGTACCGCAAACCCAACATTAACAGCTTTTTATACTTCATCCACTCAAGCTGCTTCAGCAGCTGGTAATTATTACCTTTCAGTATACCAAACAGCATCTACTGAAGATTCGGCAGCTGTTCAATTTGATATAGCTTATGGTAATGCTCAAGGAAGTGGTAGCTTGTTATTTGATGACGCCGTAAATGGTAAATCTTATACTAGAAGTATTTATGGACAGTATAGAAATCAAGTATTAGGAGATGAAAATGCCCAATTTACATTTGGTGGTGTTACCCAATCAGATTTTTATGTAGTTAATTTTGAAAGAGCTAGATATAAAGAAAAACTATTTTTAGGTTCTTTTAACTTAACTTTATCAGGATCTGCTGCTAACCGTCAACTAGATCTAACAGATAATTCAAATGATGTTACTACCGTAGAATACGGTGATTCTGGGAGAATTTATCAATTAATTTCGGGCTCAAATGGTACAGCAGATACTCAGTTAAATTCTAATGGGTATACTACAAACTCTGGATCTTATGGTATCCTATTACCAGATATTGGGGTTGCTATTTTAAACGCAGCTGCTTTAGACCTTTCAGCTCAAGAAGGTATAGCATTAGGTACTCAAAGACAGTCTAACACTGATAACGATAATAACTCTAAACTGTTCGCAGCTATTAATAGAGGAGCTTCGTTTAAAGCTAATTCTGAAGAAACAATTTCTTCCGATTATATCTTTATTAGAGCTAGAAACTCAGAATTTAACTATTCAGAAAACCCATCATTTATTTCAGGATCAACCGGTGAGGTATTATACCAATCATTTATTAACTCACCCCAAACATATGTTACTACCGTTGGTATGTACAATGATACAAACGATTTAGTAGCAGTTGCTAAACTATCAAGACCTTTAGAAAAAGATTTTACTAAAGAAACACTTGTTAGGGTGAAACTAGACTTCTAAAATGAATGAGTGTATTCAAACAATTTTTAGCTAAGGATATTAAGTTAGTCCCGTTTACTGTTAACAAACAATTTAATTTTGATAACAGTACGTATAACACATCCTCAGCAGATTATGATACCTATAAATACAATGTAGGTATAGATCGTTATATTGGAAAAAACCTTAGTGGTTCATTATTTGAAACTTCAACTGATGTTACTACTGGTGAAATAAATACCCAATATCAACGTCAAGTCTATAGTTCTGTAAAAGAATTATATTATTCTAATTTTATTTCTTCAAGTAGAGGAGATGCTAGTAGTGCTAATGTTAGAGAAGAAATTTCCGGATCTGTAGATACTCCTAACTATTACAACTACTTATCAAGCACATTAACCCCTTCTAGATACTTTCCGACAGCATCAGATTCTACAATTGGGGTCATTTCAATTCCTTCAAAACTATTTGGTGAATACATCCAACCTAAATCTTTTACTTACACATTAGATGGTACAGGATCTATCACCGATGATGGAGAAGGTAACCTATTTTCAGGATCTTTCCAAATAGGTAACATTATATATGAACACGGCATGGCTATTTTTACCTCAGCTTCAGGAGATTTTATTCCATCTCAGGCTGTAATTAATACAAATACAACATGCTCGTTTAAATCATCATTTAAAATATACGAAAATCAGTACAAATGTACATTAAGGGAAAGTGAATTTAACTTTAGTTTAAATCCATCTATCTCATCTGGTAGTACAGCTTACTCTAGCTCTATAGGGACGTTTTATACTCCAAGCGAGTTTTTATACGATTTTGCAACAGGTTCTTATTTTTCACCATATATTTCTTCTATTGGATTATATGATGATAACCAAAATTTATTAGCAGTAGCTAAATTGTCACAACCCCTTCAAAGCTCCAAAACTACAGATACTACCATATTAGTTAACTTAGATCTGTAAATCATGAACTGGACATATAAAAATGAAAATATTAATGGGATCACTGACTTCCCAGATAGAACATTTGGCTTTATATATAGAATAGTACATATCCCAAGTGATAAAGCTTATATAGGTAAAAAAGTATTATTTCATAATAGAAAAGTAAAACTTACAAAAAAAGAACTTAAGGAATATGAAGGTGTAGTAGGCCGAAGACCTTCATTCAGAATAGCTGTTAAAGAATCAGATTGGAAAAATTATTGGGGTTCTAATAAGTATCTAAAGGAACTTATGAAAGAAGAACCTATAGAAAATTTTGAACGTCAAATTCTAGCTTGTGCCCCTACAAAAAAGTTATTAACTTATTACGAAGTAAAATATCAAATGGTGTATCAAGTATTAGAAAAACCTGAAGAATTTTTTAATGATAACATCCTTGGTAAATTTTATACAAAAGACTTTGATTAGCAAAAAATAGTTCGTACATTAAAGGTTATATGATAAATGAACTCCTTGTAAACCTAGTTAACTCAGTATTGGGTGCTGGTAAAAGAACGGCTAGAGGTAACCAAGCTTACCATTGCCCGTTTTGCCACCATTCAAAACCAAAACTAGAAGTTAATTTTACTGAAAACAAGCATGGTCATAACCCATGGCATTGTTGGGTTTGTAATAAGCAAGGTAAAACAATTCTTAACTTATTTAAACAAGTAAAGGCATCCCCAGAACAGTTTTCTGAATTAAAAAAGCTTGTAAAAAAAGGAGCAGAAGTTAAAGAAGTTGTTAAAGAAACTGTCTTATCTTTACCTAAAGAATTTAAAACACTCGTAGATAATAACGATATTATTGCACGTCACGCAAGGGCGTATTTAAAATCACGAAACATTGATATTGACGATATTATAAAGTATAATATTGGCTATTGCGATATTGGGAGATATGCAAACATGGTAATTATACCATCATATGATGCAAATGGAGCATTAAATTATTTTACAGGAAGGTCATTTGAAAAAGATCCTTATGTTAAATACCGCAATCCAGAAGCATCACGTGATATTATACCATTTGAATTGTTTATAAATTGGGATTCACCATTAGTACTATGTGAAGGTCCTTTTGATGCTATTGCCATTAAAAGAAATGCAATCCCCTTACTAGGAAAAAACATCCAACAAAACTTAATGAAAAAAATCGTTATGTCTTCTGTTAAAAAACTTTACATAGCATTAGACACAGACGCTAAAAAGCAAGCAATAAAGTTTGCCGAATATTTTATAAATCAAGGTAAAGAAGTCTATTTTGTAGAACTCGAAGGAAAAGATCCAAGTGATATGGGATTTGCACATTTCACAAAATTAATCCAAAACACATTTCCTCTTACACAATATGAATTAATGGAGAAGAAATTACAACTATTATGAGTAAAAGAAATATTAAGCGTTCTTACAACAGAATCTTAGAGATCTCTGAGGATGCACAACAAATTACTATGCCTGATTCACGTTACTATAGACGTAATGGAGAATATTATCCATCTATTACCTATGTTTTAGGTACTTACCCAAAAGGTAAATACTTTGAAGATTGGTTAAAAAAAGTAGGATATGCTTCTGAGCATATTGTTAGAAAAGCAGCTTCTCAAGGTACTGAGGTACATGAGATGTGTGAAGCATTTTTATTAGGTGAAGAATTAAATTTCTTAGACCAATACGGACGCCCCAAATACAACCCAGATGTTTGGCAGATGTTCTTACGTTTTGTTGATTTTTGGGAAGAATACAACCCTACCCTAATTGAAACCGAAGTACATTTATTTTCAGATGAGCTTAAAGTAGCAGGTACTTGTGATTTAGTTCTAGAGATTGATGGTGAGTTATGGATTGTAGATTTAAAAACTTCCAACCACCTTCAGACTACATATGACTTACAAACTGCGGTTTATGGTAAATGTTATGAGGAGTGTTATGGTAAAACAGCTGATCGTTATGGCGTATTATGGTTGAAATCTAATAAACGTAAAGCATCCGAAGGTAAGATACAGGGTAAAGGATGGGAAATGTATGAATCATCTCGTAGTCAAGAAGAAAATCTCGACATCTTTATGACGGTTAAAAAATTATTTGATTTAGAAAACCCAAAACATAAACCTGTATTTACTGAATTTAGAACGCAAGCCAAAAGAAAATTGTAATATTTATTACAAAACGCGCGTTAAATGATTTCACTAGTAAAACTTTTAAATGAGATAAAAGGTAATCCTAAAGCCATCATACTAGCAGGTGCTCCTGGTGCCGGTAAAGGTTCAATTCTTAAAGATTTGGACCTTTCTGGGTTAAAGGTGTTAAACCTTGATGACACAATTTTAGCATTAGCAAAAGAAGAAGGATTTTCTTTAGACCAAAAAACAGCAGATGCTGAAAACAGAAGTGCTTTTATGAAGGCAATGGCTGCTGCTACTAAAAAGCTTAAAGGAGAACAAATCCCATAAACTATAGCTAATAAAGACTCAT